AACCAATCTTGGGACTTGACAGACAGAAACGCATAATTTATATTTGGTGGTGGTATGCAGAAGAAAGTATTAACAGAGCAAGCTTTATATTATGGTGATGTAGCAATGCCTAAAGATTGGGACATTGACCGAGATAAATTATCAAGCGACATTTTACAATCACAAATTCAAAACAAAGATTTTCCGTTTTCACGAACTTGGGATATGTTAAATACTTATATCAGAGATCATGTATGTCTAGAATATGGTTTTTCTTTGGTTAACAAAGAAACGTGGGGAAATATATATAAACCTAATGAAGTAACAATTCCTTTACTTAATATAGATCCAGTAGATTTACGTAACTCACCAGACTTTACATTGTTATATGGTGTTAAAGTTAAAGATTGTAATGTTCGAATACATTTTGAAGATAATAGACGTAAAGGTAGAAGTTGGGACATAGAACTTACAAACAATAAATTTATAATGTTTCCATCAACTAATATGTATTACTTAACTAATAATCAAAAGGATAGTTTAAATTTTGTACAAACTATAACTTATGAATATATCTAATTATTATTGGTATTTTAGTGGTGTCCTTACACCAAAGTTTTGTGATGATGTAATAGCTTATGCAAATGCACAAAAAGAAGAAATGGCTAGAACTGGTGGATATGGTGATAGAAAATTAAAAAAAGAAGAAGTATTAGATTTAAAAAGAAAAAGAAACTCTGATTTAGTATGGTTAAATGATACTTGGATATATAAAGAATTACATCCATATGTTCACGAGGCAAATAGAAATGCTGGTTGGAACTTTGATTGGGACAGAAGTGAGTCTTGTCAGTTTACAAAATATAAATTAAATCAATATTATGATTGGCATTGTGATAGTTGGGACAAACCTTATGAAAGAAAAAATAAAAATGATCCTGACCATGGTAAAATTAGAAAGCTGTCTATGACTTGTCAGTTAACAGATGGTTCAGAATACAAAGGTGGTGAATTAGAATTTGATTTTAGAAACTATGATCCACATATGAGAGACGAATCAAAGCATAGAATACAATGTAAAGAGATATTACCAAAAGGATCTATTATTGTATTTCCTAGTTTTGTGTGGCATCGAGTTAAACCAGTAACATCAGGCACAAGATATAGTCTTGTGGTATGGCATTTAGGGAGGCCTTTTAAATAATGTTTATAAATAGTTATTTTCCAACTGTAATATGGAATGAGGAAAAACCAGAGTTTGTTAAGTCTTTAAATAAAGCATCTAATAAATATATCAAAGATGCAAGAAACAGAGAAAAGAAATTTATAAAAGAGCATGGTGACTTTGGAAGATCATATCATTCAACACCACTTACGATGGATAATGATTTTTTAGATTTTAGAAATTATGTTGGTCAAAAATCTTGGGAGTATTTAGATCACCAAGGTTATGACATGTCACAATATACAACTATGTTTAGTGAGCTGTGGGTACAAGAGTTTGCTAAAAAAGGTGGTGGACATCATTCAGCACACATACATTGGAATCAACACGTATCAGGTTTTTATTTTTTAAAGTGTAGTGATAAAACTTCTTATCCAGTATTTCACGAACCAAAGACTGGTGCAAGATGCACAAAATTAAAAATGAAACCAGACTTAAAAGGTATATGGCCAGGTCACGAACAATTTCATCTTAAACCAAAACCTGGAACATTAATTATATTTCCAGGATACTTAGAGCACGAATATGCAGTAGACTTTGGTATTGAACCATTTAGATTTATACATTGGAATATACAAGCTGTTCCGAAAGAAATGGCAAAAGATGTTTAAAAAGAAAAAGTATACAATTATTAAACAAGCTATATCAAAAGATTTAGCAGCTTTTATTAGAAATTATTTTTGTATGCAAAAACAAGTTTATGATACTTGTAGACAATCTAGGTACTTTTCACCATTTGAAACTATCATTGGATATTACGAAGAACCAGATGGTCAAATACCAAACACCTATTCTCAATATGCAAACATGGCTATGGAAACATTACTATTAAAATGTCTACCAGATATGGAAAAAGCAACAGGATTAAAATTATATCCAGCGTATACATATGCACGGATCTACAAAAAAGGTGATATTTTAAAAAGACACAAAGATAGATTTAGTTGTGAGATATCTACGACCATGAATTTAGGCGGCGATGATTGGCCAATATATTTAGAGCCATCTGGAGAAGTTGGTAAGAAAGGTATCAAGGTAGATTTAAAACCAGGCGATATGCTGGTTTATTCTGGCTGTGAGCTAGAACATTGGAGAGAAAAATTCAAAGGCAAAGAATGCGTACAAGTTTTTCTGCATTATAACAATCGTAAAACTCCAGGAGCGAAGGATAATATGTTTGACAAGCGTCCACATTTAGGTCTTCCTTCTTGGTTTAAACGATGATATAATCTTTAGATGGGGACAGTACACCACCACATACCTACTGTCCCCTTTTAAGGAAATTTATGAGTTTAGGATTTGACGCAATATCAGCATTACCATTTGCTACATCAGGGCCCGATTCAGATGTAAACGTATCGGTAACTGGCAATCAGGTAAATATCACTATAGGCAGTGTAGGTATTATTGCAGACGCTGTAACTGAAAATTTAACAGCAAATCAAGTAACTTTAGGTCTTGGTACTTTAAGTATTAGAACAGATGTAGATCACACTGTTACAGGATCTCAAGTTACATTAAATACAGGCACTGCAACAGTTGTTATAAACACAGAAGTTTTACCTTCAGGTGTTGACTTGACCTTGGCGACAGGTAATGTTACAATAACAGCTGACGCAAATATAAGTCCTACAGGTTCTCAGTTAACATTAGATACCGTAGAACCAGGAGTTATTACGTGGAACGACATAGTACCAGGAGCAACAATGGTTTGGACACCAATAAAACCTTATTAATATGGCATCAACTTATTCAACAGATTTATCATTAGAACTTGTAGCAACCGGTGAAAAAGCTGGTCTATGGGGTACAATTACAAATACTAATTTACAATTATTACAACAAGCAGTGTCAGGTTATGTAGAAGTAACTTTAAGCACTGGCACAACTACATTAAGCTTGGCTGACGGATCGGCGAGCGCGAATGGTAAAAATCTTTACATTAAAGTTGTAGGAACTTTATCTGGCAATGCAAGTTTAGCGATGCCTGCATCTACAACAGGTGGTAATGCAAACAGAGTATTTTTTGTAGAGGATGGAACTACTAGAGGTGGAGCTGGTGACAGCTACACTGTAACTTTATTAACAACAGGTCAAAGTGCATCTACACAAGTACCTCTTCCTGAAGGTGCAACAGCTTTAGTTTATTCTAGAGGTAGTGTACCAGCAACATCATTAGGTATGTTGCAAAAAGGATTTACAACTGTAACAGCTGCAAGTAAAACTGCATACACAGCAGTTCCTGGTGATCAAATAGGTGTGGACACGGTAGCTAATATTGTAACAATTACTTTACCTGCAGGAGCAGTGGGTGATGAAATAGTTATTATGGATGTATCAGCATCTAATGGTTTTGGAACTAACAAATGTGTTGTGGCACCAAACGGATCAGATAAAATTCAAGGGACAGCTGCCTCAATAGATCTTACAACAAACAATCAATCAGTCACACTTTTTTACACTGGTTCTAACAAGGGCTGGCAACTAAAAACTAACACAGCATAGGAGCTAACTAGATGGCTCTTACTCAAATCAAATTCGCACCAGGAGTTGATAAACAAGATACAAGCGTCGGCGCTGTTGGTCGTTGGACAGATTCTGATAATGTTAGATGGAGATACGGACTACCTGAAAAAGTGGGTGGTTGGCAATCTTTACTTACAGATTCAATGGTTGGTGTTGCTAGAAAACAACATGCATTTGTAGATACTGAAGGCAATAGATACATTGCAATTGGTACAGATAAATTTTTACTTTTATTTTTTGAGGGTCAGTTATTTGATATTACTCCTTTAGGATCTACAATTTCATCAGCTACATTTACATTTAATGGTACAACTACAATAACAATTACCACATCTTCTGCACACAATTTAGAAGAAGGTGATATTATTTTATTTGACAATGTAACTTTACCAGGTGGCACAGGATTAAATGCTTCTGATTTTGAAGACAAACTATTTCAAGTTATAACAACACCTACAAGTACAACTTTTACAATTACATTTACAAGTTCAGGTTCAGCTGCATCAGGTGGTAGTGTAGATTTAAAACCTTATGAAAGAGTAGGTCCGGCTGCTCAAACTTATGGTTATGGTTATGGTATTAGTCAATACGGTGGTACAGTTCAAGGTGCACAAACATCAACGCTTGATGGAGCGTTGGCCGCGGACACAAACGGTAACAATGGATCTGCTACACAAATACGTTTAGCTTCTACTACAGGTTTTCCATCATCAGGTGGAACGATAGCAATCGCTAATGAATTGATAACTTATACTGGTGTAGCTGGTGCTGAATTAACAGGAATTTCTAGAGCACAAAAAGGGACAGCAAGCGCAATACATTCGGATGGTGCAACAG